CATATAATGCAAAAATAACTAAACTCAATGATGAAGATGAAATGATCTATCATTGTGGAATTTTTCTTTACAGAAAAAAAGAAATGGTTTGTATGCTGTTTGATCAGTGGTATGAGAATTATCTCAAGCAGATAGAACCAGATTGGGATCCTAGACCTTATCCTGAAGAAGTTAAACCATGGGATACTTTTACTATGTGGTATCTACTGAATAAAACAGTTTATGGAAGATCATTAAAAATAGGAGATTTTCCATCACCCGATGCTAGATGGAATTTTGTCTACGGGCACTATGAAGAAGAGTTGCAAGGAACAGAGATTGTCATTTTACATTATCTTTTAAAGCAATCTAAATTGAAGGGACCTCACTAAAATGAAAATAAAAGATATAATGTCAACGCTATGGGGAAAACCAGATGAAGGTATTTCTGGTGAACCTGATCCAGAAGATATAACTATTGAAAACGCTTATAAGACTCGATGGATTTGGTATCACACAATACTGGGTTTAGAACTACTTATGGTTAATATACTACTAGTTGCAATACTAGTTTTATTGGCAATAAAATTATGATGGAGTGTTACATAGTCGGGTGCTTATTCTTCATAGTTGGCTATCTAATAGGGAAAGCAATTAAATGAGAACTATCAATAAAATAAGTGAAGAACTTTTAGATATATTAGAACCTTGGAAACAATGGTATGATGAGCAAGAAGAAGTACCAACATCTAAGCGAGGAGAAGAACATACCTTAGAAAGTGCTACTTCTTCAGAATATCTTGAAACGATGTTAGCATTGGGTGATAAGCATAAAGGCATTCCTGAACACGCATATGTATCCGATTTTGTTCATACAACAGATATGCCCAAAAAATTTATAGATAAATCTTTAGAGATCAATTTCGATTTGTCTGCTTTTTTCTGTGCCCAGTACAGTGCAGTACATGTTGTATATCCTCCAGGCGGGTTTATGTCGTGGCATTCTAATTGGGATTGTCCTGGTTATAACATTCTTTTGTCGTGGAGTGGAGATGAAGAAGGATATTTTAGATATCGTGACCCATTAACTAAAGAAATAATAACAGTACAAGATCAAGTTGGGTGGACTGCTAAAGTAGGTTATTATGGTGGCAAAGAAGAAGAAGATAAAATAATTTGGCATTGTGCTGGAACTCCAACAACGAGACATACTTTCGGATTCGTTATCCCAGATGAAGAATTGTGGCAAGAAATGATAGAGGATATTAAGGAAGAAAATTGATAACATATATTTTTGACATGGATGGAACTTTAACTGCTTCAAAACAAAAAATAGATGTTTCTTTTAAAGGACATTTTAAGAAATTGTGTAGGGAGAATCAAGTCTACATTGTAACTGGTGGACTATTAGAACATGTGGTAGAACAATTAGGACAAGATGTTGTAGATTTGTGCCAAGAAGTATTTGAATGTTCTGGAAATACTGAGGGGAAAATTTCTGATGCAAATCTAGAGGCATACATTTTAAACAAAATAGAAAACTCTTTATTTGAGCATAAGACTTCAAGACATATTGATAAGAGAACAAACATGTGGTCAGTATCTTTTCCCGGTAGAGAAGCAGACATGGGAGTAAGAGAATTGTATCAAGTGCATGATGTCTATTACAATGAGAGACTTTTAATATGTAAAGAAATGGAAGAACAATTTCCAGAATATGTTGCTACTTTATCTGGAGCAACTAGTATCGATATTTGTAAAGTGGGAAAAGACAAATCGCAAATAATAGATAAAATACCTAGAGGAGATAATGCACTAATTTTCTTTGGAGATAGAACAAAAGAGTATGGTAATGATCATTCATTAGCACAGAGAATTATCGATGAAGGAATAGGTTTAGTATATACACCCACACATTGGGGAGAAACTTGGCAGTGGATTTTAGATCGAATTAGGGAACCTTTGGGCGCTTAGAAAAAATCTTCTCTCTGACCGATAACCATAAATCTATCAAATTCTTTTTTACCATCCCATGAATAATATGTCTGTTTTTTAGTTCCTTCAAATCCGACTTCTTCAATGTTAATTTGTTCTTTGAGTGCATCAATCGAATTAACACAATTTATTCCATACATTTCTTCAACTACATTACTATTCTGCATAGCAAATACGCAAGTAGGATTCTTTGTGGTTAATTCTTTTAATGGATACATCTGTTCAGTATGAATACAGATACACACATCAACATTTATTTTATTTAAATTATCAAACTCAAAGGGTATATCCATCTGCCAGTGTCTAATGTTTATTAGTTTTTCTTGAGCATAATGTTTGTGGAATATTTTTGAAAGTTCTATTGACTCTTCATCTAAATCTACTAAATGAATTTGAGAGATTCCCATATTTTCACATAAGAGAGGAACTATTGGTATACCCAACCAAGAGTTTAATATCAACACCCTGAGATTGTCAGTTTTTGGATATTCCTCTTCTATAAACTTTTTCAGTTCTTCTATCAGCCAAATACTGGCTTCAACATTGTTTTCTTCAAGCGACTGTCTAAAGTCAGCAAGTTTATGAGGCATCTTGTTTTCAATAACATGTAATGCTTCACCCCAGTTTTTATAACTGGTTAAAAAATTAGAATTTAACATCTTCACTTTTCCCCATTGAATCAAATATACAAATGTATGGTAGTTCTCTGTAAGTATGCTTTTCTATATCATGAGGAAAAACATACCCTTGATTAAAACTATATACCCAACCGAGCGGGAATAGTTTTGTTTTGATTATTCTACGATTGTAGAAGAAATTGTCTAGACCACGATAGTACCATAGTATTTGTTGTTTATATTTATTAAAGTATTTTGTAAGTTCTTCTGTATTCAATTCATCATTCCATCTAAGAACAGAAGAGTTTAAGTCTGTAAATTTATGTGGTATATGTCTAGTATCTCTATATTGTGTATCTAAGTCATGCCACCATGTCTTCACAAGTCCTAGGCAGTCTTCTGGATCATAGTCTGCAATTACATCAATATTTTTCTGTACGATAACATCTAGATCGAGAAACATCTTCTCTCCCTTTTGTGTTACTATGTTATCATCGAAGAGATACATTTTATTCCACCATTTTTCTAACTTGTTCCCTCCCGGTAATGATAATACTTTTATTTCTTCTGAAAGGTCTTTATCATTTTCAGTTAGACAGTAGAATGTAAAGTCACAAGAAAGATTTTTCTGACAACTTTCTAATATTTTATTGACATGAGAAGCAACATACTTGCTTCCCCATTTTACGGTGTATATGTTCATTTCCAATGCTTTAATAGTTCTGGGTCTGCAAGTTCATCTTGTTTCGTGTGTCCTCTACTTTCATCTTCAAACGGTAACAAATCAATATTAAAGACACACAGTATACAGTTTGATCTATAAATTCCTATATTTAGATCATCTTCATCCCAAGAACGCCCACGATTATATGAGTATGCCATATGTGATGGAAAGTAATCCCATAGTTTAGCACCATACTCACCCCAACGCCATGAGTGATAGTTATCAGTTCCGTCTGTATATGTGAACCAAATCTTTTCTTGATTCTCTAAAACATCATTCCAGATAGGTTCACACTGATCATCGCTCCATACTTGACAACTACCATTTGTGTACGCACCATGTGATAGTTTAAATCTTCTAGTATTCATTGGTTTCGGATCTTGCCACCAAGAACGCATCTTGGTTGGCTGTTCTGTATTGTAAGTTAGAAGTGGTGTAATATCATTCTGAATGATCACATCCAAATCAAAGAAGATGAAGCGTCCTGTCGGCTTATCTGTTGCAAAGTTGTGAGTGTTAAAGACAAAAGTTTTGGGCCTGTCCCAACATCTAGCCATGCCATACTTAAACTTGTCACTCCCGAACCAATACTTAGGATGTATGGAATCAATATCGGGAAAAGGTATAACTTTAATATCAGATAGTAATCCCTCAGCGTTATCGGTATAACAGTAGAAATGAAAATCCATTGTCGAAGGTGTATTGCGTTTAGACATATTGTAAAGACGGTTAACAAAGTGCGGACCATATTTTTCTCCCCATTTAGTACATACTACATTAACTCGCATAACAATCCCCACATTTCATATTACATATTTTTAATGGTCTTCTTTTCAAATGTTCGCTCACATTTTCAAAATCTAAATTATGAATGACTTCATCTACTGTAAAATTCGACAAGTTATTATACTTTAAATTAAAGGGATAGTCAATAGGATGATAAGGAAAAAGTTTATTTTCCATAACATCTCTAGCAATAAAGGCACAAGGAAAAGCATTCCCCTTTGAGTTTACATAAAAGTAACCACCCTTTCTTGCATCGCACCACACTGGATCCTTTTCTTTTAATTTAGTTTTAGTTTTTCGTACTACATCTTTTTTACTAAATTGTTTTAGTGTGGTTAAATTAATGGGTATGTCTTTAGAAATCTGAATGTCTATTTGTTCCTGTTCTTTTGTTTTTTCTTCTTTTTTTGGAACGACAACGATTTCGTCAACATAGTTTAATTTTAAATCTTCAGTAAATGTCTGAAGAGTTATTCCAATGTTTTGTTGTTTAAAATATTCGCATATTTCTTTTAACTCCTTACAATTAACTGGGTCTGTTATTTCACAGGTAATAGTTACCCAACTGATTGTATATTTCTCAAATATATTTTTGATGCTTTTTAATGTGTGTTCGTAGCCGTCAACAAAAATATCATTAAAGTCGTTTTCAGTATCGTTTTGTTTAGTAGATAGTTGTATTATTGCACCATCTGGCTTTTCTTCATATAATGCTTTATATAAATCGCTATAGTCTTCTCCGTGACTTTGAAAGTATTTAAATAGCGTAGCATCATCGCCTTCTTTATTTAGCACTCTAAGCAGTTCATTTCTTGGCATAATATTATATAATCGCTCAAAGACTGCTTCATAATCTTCTTCATAGAATAATTCAGTTACATGATAGAAGTAATATTTTTTGTACATATTATGCAATTCTTCTTCCGTACTATGCCAGAACCAAACAGAAGGACCTTGCTCTTTAAACTGTTCCATTAACCACACTTGTGTCCAGTAAGCATGAAATTCATTGTATTGTTCTATTATCTCTTTTAGAGACATATTCCACAAGATACTTTCACCACCATTTACCACATCTTCATCTTCAGGAAAAGATAATGCAAATGTTTTATGCATTGAAACAAAATCTTTGTTATTGTAATGCTCTTTTATAGTTTCATGTGCAGAGTAATCCATGTATCGTTTATTGAGTTGATCATTATCTAGCCATTTAAATCTTAGCCATTCTCTCATATGTTCAAACTCTTTTTGATTTTTAGCATACTCTCTTGTCCATCGAGGAAATTCAAAGAATACATCTTTTAATTGAACAAAATTTTCTGTAGATAGTAGATTGCTAATTCGCTTCAAGTCTGTTGTATTATACGAAAAGAAATCTTTTGGTAACTTAGGTAGCCACAATCTCTCAAATTGATCTCTACCTTGCCAGTGAATTAACAGATCATAATTCTTTAATTCATGTGGTTTAATTTGATCTTTAGCGTTTGGTGTTATGTCTGTATTAAATAAACAAAACTTGGCATCTTCTCTAAAGTAATGCTCTCTTAAATCTTTCGGATATGATTTACCTCTATTGAAAGAATAGTACCAATCTTCTGGTAAGAAATTCCAGAATTTATCTCCTACTACTTGATATTCTCTTCCGTAATGGTAATTGTCTGTTCCTTTCCAGAAAGTTTTGAAGACTGTTTCTTGGTGCTTTAATACATCATGATATATTTTTTCACATTGATCATTGCACCATAGCATGATACTAGAATTGTATAGTGATCCTCGTATATCTTTAAATCTTCTATCATTTAATACTTTTTCATCTTCCCAATTGGTGTATAACATATGAGGAGTAAAAGCATAGTCATAGATGTCATCGATGTTATTTTGAATAACCACATCTAAGTCCATGTAACAGAAAGGACCTTTTGTTTTTAACCAGTGATGCGAATTAAAAAGAAGAAACTTGGCTCTGTCCCAACAATAGTTTTCTCTACCAAACCAGTAATCGGGATGAAGTGGTTTTACATGAGGTATTGAACGAACTATGATATTTTTATCTAGTCCTTCAGAGTCATCGGTATAGCAGACAAATTTAAAGCGTTTCGTATATTTACGCTTTATCATTCCGTATAGATTATTGACATACTCCGCAGAGTATTTGTTACCCCATTTTATGGAGAGAAAGTGTATCATAATATTTTTGTTTCAAATCAACTGTTGTTTCTTTTTGTCCGTTTAATAACACGATTGGATA